AACTTCGCAGATGGTGATGTAGAGAACTGTTTTAAGACTGTGGATACGGAATCTACTACGATTCTGTTCCGCTATATCACTGGTGGACTGGACAGATACCAGCAAGGTGACACTATTAACGGATGGGAGATCGGTGAGCACGGATACTTTGGTAATAAACTCCGCTGTGGTTACATGGAGTTGACTGGCAGAGGGCGTAAGTTCACTGCTGGACAGATCTTTACACCAAAAGGTAAGGACGCTGCACAGATTGAGATCATTGCTGGGTTCGGTGTAAAGGATCGTGCGGGATTCTTTGGTGTATATGAGTTCCCCAAACAACTTAGTTACTACAAAGTAGAGATTGATAAGACTGCACTGGTACACAGTAAGACTCTTGACCAGGCAGAGGTATCTTGTACTGTCAATGAGCGCGGCAGGATTCAAAGTGTCAGGATTGACAATGCGGGATTCGGATATAGGAACCCGCAAATTGTGATTCAAGATCCTGTTATCTTGAATGAGTATGCTGCTATGGATATGACTAGGGAAGTCGTGAGTCAGATGGAGTACGAAGTTCCTAGATTCAGATCACCAACGAACAAACTAGAAAACTATGACGGTGAAGACTATAACTTCAACTTCAAGAGAATCAAGAAGAATACAAAGTCTACCTTGAAGAAGGACTTCAAGAAAAATATGCAGGAGCGTCAGGAAGACTATCCTTACGCAAAGAACTCAAAAATTAAAATCGAAGGTATGGACCAGGATGAGGAGAAAACCGTCCTGGCAGTTATTAAAGCATCTGAGAAGGAACTGAAAACTTCTAGTAGTGAAGACCGTCGTAAGCAGAACATGAAAGCTGCTGAGTTGGAAATTTCTAAGATAGACGGTAATGGTTCTATCCTAGAAATCACTATTAAGAATAGAGGTCGTGGTTATGATCCTGATCCCAACAACCCTCCTAGAATCTTTGTTGTAGAACTAGAAGAGGAAGAGTATCGGATGCGCGGTCCTAATACCAAGAAAGCGCAGGAAGTCTATAAAGATACTGTGTCACCTAAGTCTAATGATTTTAGTATCTCAGGTGGTGACATTAATGATAAGGGTAGAGTAGAATCAGCAAAGGCAAAGCGCAAGACTCTGAAAGATGTAGTCAGGCAGCAGTCTGATTTGAAGAAGTCACAACTTAGTGTTCTAGACGACGGTACTATTGGTTCTATGCAAACCATGATGAATGGTTTCAATGCCAAGTACCCCACAGGATATATCAAAGTGGGTCAGGTTGATGAAATCGAACAGACTCAGTTGTGTAGTCCTATCCCTGCATCTTGTGTCAAGATCAGAATGCCACAACTAGTTGGTAAGGCAATCCCTGACTTCAAGGATTTGAAAGCATTGATCTCAAACGTTGAACCGTTTAGAGATATGTACAATGTGGAATACAATCAGGCACTGAATGCTGGTGCTGAGGCAGACAGAGTTCATGAGAGATTGTCTGACCTGTATGGTTGGAACTCAGGCAACGAATGTATTTCTATCCCACAACCTAAGTTCTATAACGTCACACGATTCAAAGATCTCCCCTGTCCGTATATTGATAGAGAGACTGGTAGGGCATTCGGATGGATCGTCTATAAGTATTGTGGTTCTAAGTCAGACAACGGTCACTTCAAAGTCAACCTCTCTGTTCGTGGTAGAACTAAGGGTAAGGTCGGTGAAGAGTTTATGGAGTTCTTACATAACCTCCCACAACCTACACTGACACAACCAAGAGAAGTTGTTGTTGACAATGATCCAAAGAACTGTTGGAAATGTACTCGTAACCTTGCAGCAGCAGGTGGTGAGATCGAAGGTCGCTGCTACTGGGATCCCTCTGGTGGTAATGATGTTGTCTTCGTTCCTGTTGGTTTGGACGAGAACACTTTCGACTGGGAGAACACTATCAAAGATGATGATGGTAATGTCATCGGTGATAATGAAATGGAACAGTTGAAAGTTTGGTTAGGTGAGAACATTGCATCATACAGAGAAAGAACTGCAACGAACTATACAACTCCTACGACCACTGATCCTGGTAATGGTCTGCCACCTACCGACCCTGAATACATTGGTCCGTCTGGTGGTGCTGGTGCTACCTATACAACTCCTCCGTTCTATACAGCATCGATCAAACGACTGTCTAACGGTATGCCAGCAGAAGAGTGCTGGGACACCTATGTAAGGCGCTCACAGGGCGATGGAAACCCCGATGGGGTACTTGATGTCTATTCAGCGTATTATCCTCAGGGAAGCGGTAATGCCCAGACTCAGGGCAGATCTCCTGGATATACTTTCTGGGAAGATCCTGGTGAGAACAGGCAGGGAGTCTACAATGGGTTCGGTACATCAATGCAAGGTTACTTCGGTGGCGGTGCCTGCTGGTATACTCTGTCGTACGTATACAGAATCATCTATGGTGGTGGTAGTGGATCCGCATCTCCCGCTAATGAGTTCGCGTTAGAGTATGTCAATGACTTGTCTATCGCTATTGACCCTCAGTTAATGAACCAACTTGGTATCATGATGGGTCCATACTCAGGAACTATGGGTATTAAGAATTGGAGTACGGGTGCTACTATTGCATTTGGACAGACTGCACGTAATATGGGCAACCCATTCTTCGATGAATGTGGTGGTGGCATCTTCGATGAGCGTAATGAGGTGGTTCAACCCAACCCACCGATACCAGATCGCAAGGTTCACAACTCTTCTTACGACCCTGGCGACAAAAAACTGTTGCAGAAGCAGTACAAGAAAGGTAAATTTGATAAAATTAGTGACATTCAGTTTGAAGATGATACCTGGAAGAAATTTTATGACGAAGATTTCGATTATGAAGAGACACTTGACTCAAAAATCTCAGATTTCTCTACTGATGTAGACAATTTGTTCAATGGCGCAAAGAATCCCGAGGACTTTTAACTAATTAATCATGGCATACGGACTTTTATTACCAGTAGCACCTATCACAGGACTCCCATGTAGCGGTCATGGCATCTGTATACCCCCTACTGTCCACTCTGTACAGTTCTGTAAGACTCCACCGATCCCTTACAGCATCGTTATTAAGGAATGGACATGCTGGTGGCCCCCTACACCACTAGTTCCTGCCTCACCACTGACTGCTGTCAAGGCTTTGGTGCTCACAAATGGTCTACCGACCATGACTTTTGGTGATGTGTTCACTCCACATGCCTCTACATGCACAAATATCATCATTTACATGTGCCCATGCGGTAAAGGTGTGTGTCCAGTGCCTACTCCTGAGCCATGTTCATGGTTGACTATCGAAGATAATGCAGGATTAGGTCATATTCGTTTCCTTTTCTCTTCGACTCTGACTGTTTTTGCTTGCAAACTTCCTGTTGGTCGAGTTTTGGACCCTCTTGGAGTCGGAACTCCTGGTTGGATGGGGTGGTCTTACCCTTGTAATAGCATGGTTGCGTATGGCAGCCCTAATGTGCTATCATCTTGATGTCCTTAAAGGAGTATTATGGCAACAAGAGCAAAGGTTGGGATCTCTGGAACCAGTTGGATGCCTGGAAAACCCAAGGTAACCCGTCAAGGATCATCTAAAAACACAAAATATGCAGCTACATCTCGGAATGTTAAACAAAAAAAGTATAGAGGTCAAGGTAGATAAGGTGAAAACGACACCTGAACTAGTGAGGGAGTCGAATGAGGCACTTTTTCATGCCACAATGAACCTTCCTCACGCCGCAATGCACTGCGGAATGTCTCAAAGAGAGATGAAAATGACTTTTAGGGAGTTCCTAAAATATAATCCTGCCGCTGAACCTATAAATAAACAAGAACACTGATATAAATCAGACAAAGTGGCGAGATACAGGTTCCGATCTGAGCAATTTTTGTCGAGAGGGTATAAAGATTTCGCAATCTCCTTCTCGATGAACCCTAATACTGAGGATTTTAGTTCGGTAACGAATGAAAATGCCATCAAGCAAGCAGTTAGGAACCTAGTTATGACACAATTCGGAGAGAGACCTTTCCAAATGGACATAGGCTCTCGTGTCAGAGGACTTTTATTTGAACCTTTCGATGTATTTACAGCGGAAGATCTGCGTGATGAGATTGAAAACACTATTACTCGACTAGAACCGCGTGTAGAAGTCGTTAATGTGGATGTGATTCTCTCTGATAATGAGGAAGAGGTCGATGTATCGATCCAATATAGAATTGTTGGTGAAGAACTCGTCCAAGAAATCGAATTCCTTTTAGAACGCACCTAAAATGGCAGCACTACCATCAGAATTAACCTCCCTAGACTTCTTTGAGATTAAGGAATCTATAAAATCGTACCTGAGAACCAGAAGAGAGTTCTCTGATTATGATTTTGAGGGATCTGCTGCCTCATATTTGATTGATATCTTAGCATACAACACATATTATGCTTCGTTCACGGCTAACATGTCGATGAATGAGTCATTTTTGGAGTCTGCTACTGTTAGAGACAACATTGTTAGGATCGCTAAGCAGATTGGATACACTCCAAGGTCTAGAAAAGCGTCCAGAGCATGTATAACCATGACCGCCAAGGCAACTTTACTGCCAGGTGGACAATCTTACCCTGATTCGATCACAATCATGAAGGGTGATGTGTTCGTAGCGACTGTTGGAGGCGATGCTTTCATCTTTGCGAACCTTTCTGACATTGAAGCGACTGTTGATCAGTCAACTGGACTGGCAACATTCAACAAAATGTTGATTTATCAAGGAAATCTGCTCACATACAGTTTTACTGTTGATGATACGAAGAAACCTGAGTATATAATCCCTGCTGAGAACGTAGATACCGACAGAATGAAGGTTTTGGTTCGTCCTAACGAGCAATCTGTCGAAGTTGACGAGTATTCTATCTCAGATAACGTCACTGCACTGGAATCTACGTCCAGAACTTACTTCTTAGAGGAAACTGAGGACCTTAGATACAAGGTTACCTTCGGTGATGGCGTTTTGGGACGCAAATTGATCGACAATGAGTTCATTACTGTCGAATATCTTGATACAGATGGTCCCGAAGCGAATGGTGCCAAGAAATTTGGGTTCATTGGACGTTCAATCGACTCTATTGGTCGTCCTGTGCTGCCTAATGCCATTACATTGAAGACTGTTGAGACAGCAGCAGACGGTGAGGACCGTGAATCCGCTCTGAGCATCAAGTATAGGGCACCCAAAGGGTTCTCTGTGCAAAATAGAGCAGTTACCGAGAACGACTATGCCTATCTGGTCAGCAAACTGTATCCTTCTGCTGCATCAGTGACGGCGTACGGCGGGGAGAAGCTGTCTCCGCCCGAATATGGCAAAGTATATGTTGCCGTTCGTACAAAGAGTGGTGTGAATCTGAACACTACTACAAAACAGAGAATCAAGAACCAACTTCTTGATTACTCCATGGCATCGATCCAACCTGTGATCGTTGACCCGACTATTTTCTATATTTCCCCAACAGTTCATCTTGCATTCAACGGAAACAACACAAGTCGCTCTGCAAATGAACTTGCCGCGGCCGTGTTGAAGTCTGTTGATAAGTATAACGGTCAAAACAGAGATAACCGCTTTGGTGGTCGTCTTGAACCGTCTAAGTTCAACTCAATGATCGACTCTGCTGATTCTGCTATCAGTGGTACTACTACTCAAATGAGTATCGGTCAGAATCTTGACAAATTTACCTTTGGCAACCAGTTCTCACAGTGTCTGAACTTTAATAACCCAATCACTGACCCCAATAGGTATGGTGGTAGTGGAGACGGCGACCCAGGCGGTTCTGGCGGCGGTGGAGGCGGCACTGGCGATGGTGATGGTGACGGCGATCCTAACGGAGGCGGCGGTAACGGCGGAAACGGCGGTGGTGATGGCGATCCTAATGGTGGTGGCAATGGTGGTAGCGGAAGTTGCAAACCTAAGTTCTCCTCTGTTAAGTCTGGCACCTTCTATGCAACTGGTTATACCGAAGATGTTGCTGATCTGATCGCTGCTGGTGAAGCAGCAGGTTCTCTTCTGAATCCTACTACTTCAAATACTATTGCTGGTGGTAGCACCGACCTAGAAGACGTTCTTGTCAATAGTCAGACTGCCTCAACTCAAACCTTGGTTCCTGTGAACCTTCGTGATGACGGTATTGGTAATATCATCATGGTAACAAATAGAAATGAAAAGGAAGTCGTTCTGAACGACGTTGTTGGATCTGTTGATTATGAAACTGGCGAAGTTTGTGTTGGTCCTCTCGATGTGGCTGATACTCCTGATGGTACAACTCGTATTCCTGTGGTGGTTCTTCCCTCAACTGGATCAATCACTATTCCACCTGGTGTAGACCCGACGTTGTTCAACCCGAGGATCTTCCCAAGAGATATTAACACTCAGCCTGGTGCTGTTGACGCCTTTGACCCATTCAATTTCAACGGATGGAACTATGGTGGCAGCAACATAAATACAATCAACTACCCTACTGGATCCTTCACGTATCCAGAACTCGACTCCTGTTTCTAAGAGATAAATGTTTGGAAAAACGATCAACATTTCTGACAGAGTTGCTAATCAACTCCCAGAGTTTATTCGCTATGAGGATGAGCAACTTGTAAATTTCCTAATCGAGTATTATCGATCACAGGAGAAAACAGGTCGTCCTTATAATGTACTTAATAACTTAATTAAGTATCTCGACATCGATGAGTATGATCAGAAGACTTTAACATCTTCTACATCTCTTATTAAGGACGTTGGGGTATATGATGACTTAATCGAAGTAGAACAGATTGATGGTTTCCTGGACCGTGAAGGTTCAGTGATGATCGATAATGAGATTATCTATTATGATGAGATTGTTCGTGGTCCTGATGCCATCCTGACACCTGGCATCTCCCTGGAAGAGTTCAACAAGAAGAGACAGGCGCTTGAATCTCCATGGGAGTTCTTTGATGGAACTCGTACTACGTTTGATCTTAAATTCTTGGGCACTCCTGTGTCCCCAGTGTCTGCTGAGCACCTTGCAGTTACAATCTACGGTGACCTGCTGATTCCTCAGACTGACTACACCATTTCTGGAAGTGAGATCACCTTTATCAATCCCCCTCGTGCTAGAACGGGTAATGATCAAGTTGAACTGACTCAAATCCTTTACTATGTTGGTTTTGCCGACTCTGTTATTAAGGAACTCGTTATCCCACCAGTAGAAGATCTCTCTGGTGGCGACTCCATGACTATGGAGTACGACTCACTGCCATATTCTCCTATTGCTGAGATCGGTTTGATCATCAATAGGAATGCTGTCCTTCAACGTCCATATATTGACTATGTTCTGACGGACAACAACACTAGAATTAAATTCTTCGTTAATATCTCCAACCAAGACACCTTCCATATTCGTTCTATCGAGTATGTGTCACCTACTGTTGGTCAAGGTGCAGAAGCAGTTACCAGAGTTGGTTCTAACGGCGAGATTGATAGAATTATTGTCAAGGAAGGTGGTAAAGGTTACGAACTTAACTTTGCACCTAAACTTTCTATCTTCTCTTCTACTGGTATCGGTGAAGCTGCCGCTGGTAGGACTCTTGTCAATGGTATTAAGAATGCACAGTTGATCAGAGGTGGTCAGGGTTACACTTCATACAACCCACCTGTTGTTCAGATCACTCCTCCGTCTGATTTGATCAATGGATCACAAGCATCTGCCACAATTCAGGTAGATGATGAGACTGGCATGGTCTCTGGTATCGAAATCACTAACTCTGGTTCTGGTTACGACTTTATTCCTGCTATCACCTTCATCAACCCAAATGGTGCAGACATTAGCGATCCTGTAATCGACTCTGAGGGTCGTTTGGTTGTTGGATCTATCCAAGTCACTGCTACTGGTGTTGGTTATAGCAACCCTCCTGCAATTTACATTGATCCTGCTCCCGAAGATGGTATTGATGCAGCAGCATCCTGCTCTGTGTCACCTGATGGACAAGTTGTTAGTGTAACCATCAATAATAGAGGTAGAGGGTATACTTCTGCACCCCGTGCTCGTATTATTCAACCTGTGGGCGCACAGGTGCTGGACGTAAGCGTTGCAAACGGCAATGTAACTAACATCAACCTGTTGACAGGTGGTTCTGGTTACACCGATGCTCCTTCTGTCTATATTGTTGACGACCGTAAGGGTCCTTTGGGTGAATCAATCGGTGGTACTGGTGCTGAGGCAGTTGCTACCATCTTTAACGGTGAGATTACCGATATTAACATCATTAACTTTGGTACTGGGTACTCTGATACCGAACCACCCAAAGTTTACATTGCTGAACCCGCTGCTTCCCAAGCATCTTGTGATGTAGGTTTCGGTGAGGTCACTGGTTTCACTATTTTGTCCTCTGGACGTAAATATGAACCTTCTGCACTGAAAGGTTGTGCTCGTGGCGTCTCTGACGTTGCTGCATTCGACGATTATCATAACCAGATCTTTGCTGCCGAGACACAACTGGCACAATCGAGTCATAGCGAGAATGCTGTGGTTCATAACCTTGATAGTATGATCATCACGCAGGTATTTGACAAGTTCCGTCGTCAATACATGCCTACGATTGATATCGACTACTCTCAGGTCAACCCTGTTAAGGTTATCAAGAAAATCAAGGACTTCTATGTATCTAAGGGTACTAAGAAGGCGACGCAATACCTATTTAAGATTCTGTTCGGTGAACAGATCGATGTTTACTATCCTAGGGATGAGATGATCACCCCTTCTGCTGCATCTTGGGTTGTTGACACCATTTTGCGTGCAGAATTGATTTCTGGTAATCCTCAGGACTTGGTTGACGCTCAGTTGATCCAACCTGCTGATGTTGTTGACCAAAATATCAAAGATGCATCAGTTTTGATCGAAAACGTAATTTCGATCATCGAAGGTACTGATGTTATCTACGAACTTGCTATTTCCGAAGAAACTCTGAACGGAGAGTTCAAGATTCCTTATAAAACCGTTCTGGTTGAACCTCTGAGCACAACAGAAGGTATTATTACTGTTGACTCGACTATTGGATGGCCTGAGAAGAACGGTACGATCATTATTGACGATATTGAGACTGTTCAGTATAAAGAGAAGTCTCTGAACCAGTTTATTGAGTGTACTCGTTCTAAGAACGGTGTTGTAGAGGATTGGGATCCTGGTACGACCATTCATTCCGATATTTTCGTATATGCCAACCGTGGACAGAGCACAGAAGTCAAACTTCGTATTTTAGGTATTGCAGAAGCAGGTACTACCGTTCTGGAAGACAGTGGTTCCTATTATCTGCCTGGTGACAAGTTAAATGTTGCTGCATTGGGTTCTACTGACGAAGATGAGCGTTTGCAGTCCTGGTTGTACAACGTTAAGAAACTTATTAAGGTTTCAGGCATCATTCCTGGTGGTCTTAACAGAACTGCTACTGTAACTTGCGAAAACCCTCATGGTTTGCTGGTTGAGGACACTGTTACCATCTATGGTGCAAACCCTGCTGTGTATAACGGCACCTTTGAGGTAACTGCACGTTTGGATGAGTTTACCTTCTCATATCTGATTCCTGTTCCTACTGATATTGAACCTCAGGGTAATATCCTGTTGTCTGTGGACCTGAACAGAGGTAAGTCTACTCAGACTACTATTGATGAAGTAATCTCACTGTTTACTTCTAACATTCAGAACTCTTTCTTCAATAACGACTACGTTTACGTTGCTGCTTCTGGTCTGCCCAACTATAAGGTTGGACCCTTTGTTGGATCTGCACTTATCCCAGGTAACCAGCGTAAACTGCTGAGATTCCCTAGAAGAGTTGAGACTGTATCTACAAGAACCACAGTTGCACCCAATACTCCTATTGGTGCATGGGTTAACGGTGTATCTGCATGGGGATATAAAGATCAGGAGTTTGTTACCTTTGGACCTATCACTGGCATTGAGATTCTGGAATCTGGTGAGGACTATGATGCTGGTAGCAAACCTGCACTTGAAATTTCTGGTGGCGGCGGTAGCGGTGCTGCTGCATCTGTAATCGTTAACGGTTCACTTTCTAGTGTTGATGTTACTAACGAAGGTAGTGGATATACTGATCAACCTCTGATCTCTATCGTTGGTGGTGGTGGATCTGGTGCAACTGCACAGGCAGTTGTTACCAACGGTCGTGTAACTCGTGTTCTGGTTGGTAACCCTGGTACTGGTTATACTTCTCAACCTACTATCTCTATCACTGGTGGTGGCGGTGCTGGTGCTCTTGCTACTGCACAAGTACGTGGTCCTATCTCTGGTGTTGTTCTTTCTAACAGAGGTAGTGGTTATACATCAACTCCTACTATCAAACTGAACTCTGGTGAAGGTGCTCTGGCACAACCTATCGTTATTAATGGTCGTTTGGTTTCTATCGCTATTATTAATAGCGGTGAGGGGTATACAACTGCCCCCACGATTTACATTAATGGTGATGGTTTCGGTGCTCAGGCAACTGCTGTTATCGGCACCCTCGGTGAAGATAAGGGTAAGGTCATCTCTGTGCAGATTACTAACAGAGGTGTTGGATATACCCAAGGTAATACCACTGTTAGACTTGAAGCAGTTGGTATGAATGCTAAGTTTGAAGCATCTGTGTTCGAGTGGAACAAGAACCTAGAATATGGACTCAACAGCAAGTATGATATTGCTCGTGGTTATGTCTTCACTGGTTTCAATAACCAGTATGGTGGTGAGTATGCTCACGTTTCCGACCCCAAAGAACTGCGCTATGTGGTTGGTGATAACGTAATCCTCGACCCCGAGACTAATACCTTTAAGGAAGAAGGCACCGAGACTGGTGCTGCTATCACCCACTCTCCTATTCTTGGTTGGGCATTTGATGGAAGTCCGATCTATGGACCTTATGGTTACATCGATCCTACCGACCAGAGTGGTGGTATCAGAAGAATGCGTTCTTCTTACAGACTGAAAGCAAACGTTGTATATGATATCGACACTAATCCTACTCCTGCTCGTATTGATGGTCCTTCTCTGACCACATATCCACCTGGTGAGTTTGTGGATGACTATGAGTATGCATTCCAACAGGGCGACCTGGATCCTTACAATGGTCGTTTCTGTAAGACTCCTGAGTTCCCTGATGGCATCTATGCCTACTTTATTACTATTGATGCATCGGAAGCAGGTCTGCCTGTATTCCCTTATATCATTGGACCTCAGTTCAACTCTGTGGTTGATACCTGGAACCTGAGTCAGCAAGCAACCCAGGAAAACATTCCTGCTGATGTTTCTCGTTTCAGAGATCCCTATGATGAAGTTGACATTGATATTGATCGTCAACCTAACCAACAGTCCGACCAACTCGTTACTGAGCGAGAAGGCGACCTGATCCTCTTTGAAACTGAGGATATTGATGGTGACGGTATCATCTCTCCTAATGAGATTGCAACGAACCAAGTAATGACCGAAGAAGCGGCATTGCAGATTTATGATTACTTCCCAAGAGTCTCAACTGAGTCCAGAGTGGACATCGAAGTTGAAACAACCACGAAGTTTGAGAATGCTCAGATCGATGGATTTGTTATTGAGAACCCTGGTGTATCCTATCAGGTCAACGATACTCTATTCTTCGATAATACTGGAACCGATGGTTTTGGTGCTTCTGCACAAGTTGAGTCTGTACAAGGTGCAGGTATTGCTCAGTACAGAAAAGAAGTTATCAATGATATTCCTTACGGTAGAATCACTACAACAGTAGACCATGAACTGATCGCTCAGGATGAAGTGATCGTTAATTCTAGGGTTATTACTGAGAATACCAATAAGAGATTCTACATGTCTGTTGTTACAGGCATTGATTCGATTAATATCGTTCAGTCTGGTATCGGTTACAACGAAGCAATCCCTCCCTCTTATGAGATTATCTCTCCTCAGGGTCAGGACGTTGAACTTGATATCGACCTTGATGTAACCACTGGTAAGATCGGTGCTGTTAACATTATTAACTCTGGTTTCAACTATTCTGTTGATGAACCCCCTCAGATCAGAGTTTCACATCCTCAAAGATTTAAGAAGACATACTATTGGTCCACTTTGTTCAAAGAGACGGCACAAGGTGGTAAATTTAAGATTCATGACTCAGCAGTAACTGCTGAACGTGAACTATACATCTGTGGTGAACTGGTACAGAGTAATGGTGACAGTTCTGCATTCGTTGCTAAGTTCAATGATCTCGGTAGTGTTATTTGGGACAGATCTTTGCTTCCTAGTGCTTCTATCAAGCAAGCACGTTGGAAGAAGATGTATCTCGATGAGACTAGCGAAGAGAACACTCTTATCTACCTGATCGGTGAGACTGAATCCCAAGGAACCTCTGGATATAACCCTGACATCCTAGTTGCTAAGTATGAGTCTGGTTTAGACAACGCTAACAACCCTGAGGGCATCCTGAGATGGCAGAAAGAGATTGCTGGTGTGTCTGGTTCAACTCGCCGTGACTATGCTGGCGATATCCACCTTGACGACGAGCAAAGGATCTATATTTGTGGTTGGACGGACACTAACTCCCCTGACCCCGATGATATCTGGGTTATGCAACTCAATAACTTCGGTGATGTAATTGAGAAGCGTAAGTTCGCTTCTAACTCCGAAGGTGAGCAGATGCATCAACTGCATTACATCGGAGACAACAAAGTTATCTTCTGTGGCATCGATGGAGACAACGAAGACCTCATCTTTGGTGAGATGGAGTACGATGGCGCTAATATCGAACTCACTTATGTAAAACGTCTTGCTGTCAGTGGTGGTAGTGTACAAAGACCACAGTTTGTGCTCGATGAGTACAATGATCTGTTCTTTGTGTGTGATATGTGGAATGGCACCAAGAACTATGGTGTTGCATTCTTCAAGATTGCAATGGATCAGATTAAACTGACTGCTGCTGCTCCTGAATGGCAATTTGCCAAGATCATGGCACCTACTGTCACTTTTGAGAGCATCAAACACTCTGGTATCACTACCGATGTGTTTGGTAACGTAAATGTCGTTACTGAGATCAAATATAGTGACAATGAACTGACTGGTAACATTGCCAGCTTCAAATATGATGGAACACTGCTGAATCAGACCGATATTTGGAAAACTGCTACTGATGTTGGTTTCTTTACCAATACTCACGCTGTTGACAACTCTGGTGACATCCTTATCCCAACTTTGGTCCAGAATCCTGATCAGACCGTCGTACATCGCTTTGAGGACGAAGTAAACCTTACTGCTGATGCTACGAAGCAAGATCTTGCTGCTTCTATCACTGTATTCAACGCTGGACAGATTGCATCCGATAATACTCAATATAAGTTCGGTTCTAGGTCCCTTAAATTCCAAGATACCAATAGTCTTGTCTGGCAGGACTTAAATCTCAATGATGACTGGACTGTTGTCATGTGGGTCCGTATGGAATCGACTCATACCGCTAATAACCCCCGTATCAACATGATTACGGCGGTTGACGATGCTGGTGCTGATGTTCAGTTCGTTATCCAAGGTGATTCCAATGATGGCAACTTTGGTAAGGTTGCTTTGGAGATTAACCCCGTCAGTGGCGGTTCTACGACTGTTTGGTCTGTTGGTTCTACCTATTGGACTGCTATGTCCGATAGTCAGTGGCATCACATTGCTCTGGTGAAGGAAGAACCCACTTTGGGTTCATATGTCTACTCTTGCTACTTTGATGGTGTTCAAGTCGCTACTGCGATCACTGTCAACGATGTTGTGATGAATGACCTTACTGTTGGTGCTTCTCAGAGTGGTCCTCTGATTGGTAACACCTTCTTAGGCAATATCGACGACCTGGTTGTTGATCCTAAGGCAGTTTACACTGGTGCATCCCTCCAAGTGCCTACTGAGCAGTACAGAATCACTACAACTGATAGTGACATCGAACTGATCAAGTTTGACCGTCTGCACTCTAAGAGAGGTACATATACCCCGTCTAGCAGTGCTAGAAGCGGCGAGAACCTGCGTCTAGAAGATATTGACTCTGGTAGTGGTGGTATTAACGTTAATAACCTCTCCAACCCTGTTATTACTGTCTGGTCGGTCGGTTCCTCTGGTTTACAGATTCTTGACTACTCTGATGTAATCTCGACTCTTGCACCTGGTACTTATACCTTTGTTCAGGACAGATACACCTATTCTACTAAGACATCAACAATTCCTACTCCTCTGGGTAGAAAGTTGATCATCGAACCTGTTGTACTGCCAAAATACTATCTCAGAGATGCTGGTTATCAGAAGATCGATGCTGTTAAGGAATTCGTCTTCAACCAGGATATTAAGTTTGAAAAAGGATCGATTATCCAGCAGGTAAACAATATCGGTGTTGTACAAGCATACGGTACTATTGTTGAGGTTCCTGTTGGTAGTATTGACAATCCTGGTCTTGGAACCACCTATAAGGTTGGTAAGATCTATGGAAACTTCAATAATACTAATAAGTTCCAAAATGAACTCGGTGAAGAGAATAGAATCGATGAAATTTCATTCGATGTAACTCGTAGTCAACCAGCATGGGAAGCAAGCAAAGCATACACTACAAACGAGCAAGTTTGGTCTGACGGTAAGATCTACTATGCAACTAACACTGCAACCTCTGGATCTACTGCTCCAACTCATGAGATCGGTGCTGTAACTGATGGTAGTGTTATCTGGCAGTATATTAGTGCTGCACCTAACATCGAAGTTAATCTGCTTGATTATCCTTGGCCTACTCCTACTGATGCAGATCCTTGGGCAGAAACTAGATCTTATTCACTGAACGACACTGTATACTTCGGAAGAAACAAGTATACCTGTACAGTTGCTGGTACTAGTGGTACAGTCGCTCCTACACATACAACGGGAACTGCCACTGATAATTCCGTTACATGGACATACACTAGTACATATGATCCACTCCAAAACTATGCATCCTTCCGTCCGTTCAGTTTGTCGGATTATAGAGTCACAATCCTGAATACTTATCCTGGATCTGACTTTATTATTGGTGACGTGGTTTCTTTGGGTAATAGCATCACTGCTGGCATCAAAGAGGACACTGACGACAAGATTGCAGAAGTTGCTGGTCTGAACACTGTTAGTTCTATCAGACTGACTGTTAATCTTAATAAGGACATTATCAGAACTGCTGAGAACAGAACTGACCTTATTTACTGTTCTGCACTGTCTCCACACAACTTTAATGTTAATGACATCCTGTTTGTCGAAGGATTTACTACTGATCAGTTCAACGGTTCATTCTTCGTAAAAGAGGTATTCTCTTCCAGAGATTTCATTTACAGAATGCGTTCAACGGCAGATGCCGATCCTCTCTTCTTGCAGGGCGCTATTTCTCGTGTGAAGATTGCATCGAAGCACCCGACGCTTCTGCTAGTCAGAAACCACTCTTATATCTTTGATTTGAGTGATGTTTCTAACTTCGGTTACTATCTGTCGTTTGCACAAGATAATCAGTTCAAACTAGAATATTCCTTCAACGTTATCGAACGTGAAGGTACTCCTGGACTTTCTTCTGCCACTGAGACCCCTGTGGTCAAATTTACGATTGGTGGAGAAGTTACTAACATTACTTACTACTTTGACCCGTCTAGAACTGGTGAAACGTCTCCTGTCGGCACAAACTCCTTCATTGACGTTATTAAGACTCCATTCGACGGTAGATTCACTATTACCGAAGTTCTTAGCGATACCGAGTTTAGATTCCCACTTCTGACTGAACCTGAGTTCACTAACGCTGAAATCGGTCTAGATGACCAAGATGTCCCGAATACGATCTATTCAACGACTTCTACCAAGGCAATCGGTCCTATCAACTCTATTAAGTTGATTTCTCCTGGTGGATTCTATAAGAAACTGCCTGTCATCCAAGACATCTCTTCTGACCGTAAGATCGAAAAACTTCGTGTTACTGCCGAAGGTACTGAATATGCACCTGGTGTATACACTCAGATTCCTATCGATGGCGATGGTGAAGGTGGTCTCTGTAATATCACTATTGAACTTGACGCCGAGACTGGATCTGGTGCTATCAGTGATGTTGCCCTGACTGATCCTGGTAAGGGATATACTTTCGGTACTATCGACATTGATGGTATTCCTGGCATCCTTGGACCTACACTGTCTGGTTCTGGTGGTGCTATTGAGGTTGTGATCCCTGCTGAGGGTACTGGCGCTGCTGTGTTCCTCACTGGTAGACAGATCGGTAAGATCAAGACTCTGAAAAACAACGAGTTTGGTTATGGTTACTCCCATGACTACACCCTGCGTCCTGAGATTGCATTCCCGATCAACCTGCAACTCTTTAATACCTCTATCCTTTCACAGATTACTATCACCAATCCTGGTGCTGGTTACACCTCTGCACCTGCTGTTCTTATCTCTGGTGGTGGTGGATCTGGTGCTGAGGCAGAAGCAGTTGTTAAGAACAACAGACTGTCTGAGATTCTGATCAAGAATCCTGGTGCTGGTTACTCTTCACAACCTGTTGTTACTCTGAAATCTGAGTTCACCTATGTTGTGAACCTTGACTTGAACTACTTGCAGTTCAACTTCCCTCATGGTATTACCACTGGTGCTGAGGTTCAGTTCCGTGCTGATGCTATTGGTTCACAAGTTGGTATCCTGCCGAAACCCAGTAGCGTTGGTTTGACCAGTCTGTCTTCTACGACTACTTACTACGCTATTGCAGGTGATATCAATGGTCTTGAATCTGACCAACTGCGTTTTGCACTGACCCCAGTTGACGCTGAGTCTGGTAACTTTATTACCTTCTTG